TTCAGACGGCCATCCCGGTGTGAAGTCATTTTTTTAGTGACGTAGCCAGCCACATATTGGGCAGAACTTGTTTCCAGCGTTCCGAGATAGATATTTCCACGCTTCCATGTGTCTGCAACCAGCTGACATTGAACACAGCAGGAAAGAGATCCATTCCGGTATTGCGTTTGCGCGAGTCGACATGTGGGGAGGCCGAAAATTGCGAGATGGTAATGGGGCCGCTGAGTTTCATCGCCGTACTCGCCGACGCCATAGAAGCGAATTTTTTCGGGCTCGATTTTTTTGCGCAATAGTTTGACGAACCACTGGAGGTGTAACGGCTCGAGCGTAGGGAGACCATCGGAGGTCATGGGGAGCGAAGAATCGCGATAAGTCAAAGTGACGAATGAGTTGTCCGAATGCATCAAGCTCTCCAGCATGATTCGGTGTGTCCATATCCTTCTCCTGTTGAACGTGCAGGGCAGGCACCCGCCACATGGCAGGGCCTGCCCATTGTGTATGTATGGATTCTCGCAGATCACATTCGATATCCGATGCGCGGAGAACGAACCGATCCACGACGCTTCGTCTTGAACGAGCGTTTACGTTTGAATGACTTGCCGTAGCGCTTCGGTCGGAATGTGCGTCGTCGCATTTTAGATCACCTCCCTTCAGTAGTTTTTAGGGTTGAAATAATTGCCAAGTCCACGGACCCAGCGGCCGGTCCACTCGCGACGAGCTTGCTCGCGAGCGGGAGTTTGTTGCCGGGCCTGGTCAGCATACCAAGCGGCAATGACATCACGGACGAAGCGGTACTGCCCGGGGATTTGAGGCAGCCCCTCATCGCCGTATTCTTTCGAGATAGCGTCCTGAGTGCTTTCGTTTACGTCTGTGTTTACTTTTAAGTTTCCCGGCAACGCGACGGCGCGCGTCTGAGGCTGGCCGGGGATGCCTTCGTTCTCGTTTCCAGAAGGCAGAGGCGGGCCCACTTGGGCCCGCATTTTTGCGATTTGAACTCTTAGAAGATCGTTTTGTAGCCCTGCATTTTCGAGTTGCAGCTTGGCGGCGGTTGTAGCCACGGCTTCGGATCGTTCTTTACTTGACCGTGTTGCATCCATAGCGCGGGACAAGTCTTGTCCTGCTGATGCCATCGCCGAACCCATTGATGTGTCAGGAGCACCGCCGACAGTAACAGGGCTGTAAGAAGTAGTGTTTGCACCAAGCGCATAAAGCGGATGAATGCCTGCGTCCCTTGCATCATCGACTTTCCATTTGATGCCATGTTGTGCGAAGTCCTGCTGCATTTTCATGTTCAGCGCAGCTTGTTTTTGTTGTTGCTCGTTGAACTCCTGTTGAGCGCTGCGATTAAGAGCACCGCCGAGCAGTGAAGCGCCGGCGGATATGAGCGCAGATGCGACCATGATTTAACATCCTATGTTTGAGTACCAGTTGCGACGTTTGCGGCCGCCAGATTTTCCGCGGCCGACTTTTTTCAGCGCATGAAGGACTTCCTTGCGCTGTTTTCTGCGAACGCAGATGAGAGTTTTTTGCGGAGCTTCGAAGCGAAGCTGATGCGCCAGGAAGGCGCGATTTTTGTTTTTGGGAGTTTGCTTGACGGTGACGGGACCGACCGGGTGGCCAGTGACCTGGCGGGCCGGTCGGAAGAAATTGAGCGGGTGGAATGTGCGACGGTCTTCGACCTGCACAAAGGACGCGGGGCTCGCCAGAGGCCGAGACAACAGAGTTAGCGATCGGGGGTGGGAGAGATACGCGCTCGGCCTATTTGGAGGGGTTTGGCGGCTTCGCCTGCGTCTGCTCATTTGGTGTCACCTAGCATAGTGCATATCAAGAGATGCACTATGAGGGCTTACGCCGATTTGCGGGCAAAGAAAAGGCCCCCGTAGGGGCCTTTAGGAAGCGGACTGGCGTCCGTTTATTCCCCGAGTGGGGGGGTAGCCGGGCCGTCCGACGGCGGGTCCCCTACCTTCGCTGCGGCTGCGGGAGGGACTTCCGGGGAAGCCTTCTTGGCTTCTTCTTGTTTTTTAGCCTTGAGCCGCTCGATTTCCTTACCAGCGGTAAGCAGTTCATCGAGCGACGGGTCGTGTTGATTCTCCCATTGGGAGACGAGTTGGACCGGATCATCCGGTATGTCGAAATCTTCGCTTTCTTCGAAGGTCTCCGCACCGGCTGCGGCAGCAGCGGTAGCGAGATTGTTGGACCGGATCATGTCCCGGATGATTTCGACCATCGACGGTTGTTTTTTGTAGCCGATAGGCGGAGCGAGCGGAACGGGATCGAGTTTCGGAGAGCCGTCCGCGTTGTAGCCAGAGCGCAGAAGCTTCGCGAGATATTCCTCGCGTGTGAGACGTTCCGGCCGACGCCGGAGAGTGTCTTTGAGTTTTTCGATAACGGTCATTTTGTTGTCCTCAGTAGATGAAGGAATTTCCAGAACTCGCCACGATGCGGCGAGCCTGGATGGAGTGACGAGCCATCAAGTATAGCGTGTTCGTAGACGGGACTGCAAAGGGCTCCTCTGAAGGAATGCAGTTGATGAACGTGGAGTTGAGAGCAGGATCGGAAGTGAAGATACGGGCGAAGTGCCAGAAGTCGAGTGTCGTGCGAAATTCGCCAGCGATCGATGATTCGGCGCGGCGATATTCGTCGTAGCGATCCTGATATCCAAACGTATCGTTGGGAGAGGCGTGAGCAGCATAGACCTCTTTGTTTAGGACCGCCTGTTGACCGATGTGCTGAAGCTCTTTCTGGAAGAAGTCTTCTTTCGTGCGGCGGTTCCAGGTTCGGAAGAGAGCGTTTCCATAGATGGTTTTTGGTTTGACGATTGCGAAAGTGAAGATGTAGCCGTGCTCCTCAATAAAGCGACGATATCGTGCAGATCGAGCCACACCAATGCCGTGGCCTCGGAGCTCTCCGACTGGATCAGTACCTTCGGCGGTTTGAAGCACCTCGGAGAACTGTACGGGATAACGTCCGCCACCGAGAAACTCCGGCCTCTGAAGACGTGCATCTGAAGACCGCACGCCAAGGTAACGGAGATATTCCACATATCGGGAGCCAAAGCGTGCGCGGGCTTCTTCGAAGCGTTGGAGAGCAAAGGCCTCGCGCAGCAGGTTGATAGTAATGGCGGAAGCACCTGTGAGATCGGTGCGGATGTTAGGCCATGTATCGCCGGGACCTGTACCACCAGAGTTTTGTCCTTCGATGTTGAAGGTGAAGTTTCCTGAGCCCCATCGGTTCGCGTAGACCGATGTTGTTCGATCAGACTCGCGGACAGTGACGTTGCCTGCGGTCGCTTGCGCGTCCTCGGGACCGATACCAAGAACGGGAGCAGTTGTGCCGAGAGGGATCGTGATTGCCGGACCTTTTTGTTCCCAGGGACGGGACGAGGTGAAGTAATCCTTTTCCCAGGCGCCGCGTTGAAGCGCGGTGCTTGTCGTTGTGTCGGGACCTGACGTGAGATCGATAGTGAGCGGAGAGACCAGGTCCTGGTCGCGATACCATTCGTTGTAGATCAGAGCGTAACCGCGAAATGGAAGTGCAGAGCATTCAAGAGCAGTGAGCGGCGGGACGCCCAGATAGTCAGCGAGAGAGCCGACAGCGAAATCATTGTTGTCGACGGTAATTGTTGGAAAGACAGAGGCGTTGTTGCCGTCAGCGCCGCCAGTGATGAAATCTTCCCAGTCTTCCCAGACGAGACGGTGCGGTACGAACCAGTGAGACAGCTGGATGTTTGTTTGATGCATGACAGGGGCGAGCAGCGGAGAGAACCGAACCATGCATTGCGTTGCTTGCTGGATGCTATCGCCAGGTAGAGCTTCGGTGAGACCGATAGGGACGAGTTGCCCCATGTCCATTGAGAGCAGCTTGGTATTTGAGAGAGAGAATTTAGACCGCTTCATAGCGTTTTCCTTTTCTGTTTAAAGATCGAATTACGTGCAGTGAACGATGCGTGTTTGCCTTTGTTTACCTCCTGAAGAACCGTTTTAAGAGAAGTCTTTTTTTGCGGAGCTTCGAACTGAAGCGTTCGCATAGGGAGCATTTCCGCCTTGAGTTGATCCAAGATTTGTTGCGGAGTTTTTTCATCTTTGCCGATCAGTTTTCTTAATTTCATACGCATGTAACGACCGAGAGGCAGCTCACGTTTTCCGTGACGCAAGCTGACTGGAACGTCAGCTTGCGATTTGTCCAGATTGAATTTGAGCATTTGGGACGCGACCTCGTGCAGCGCGTCGTACCCGATACCTGGACGATTAGACATTCGAGCGAATTCGGGATGCCGACCATTCAGACGGCCATCCCGGTGTGAAGTCATTTTTTTAGTGACGTAGCCAGCCACATATTGGGCAGAACTTGTTTCCAGCGTTCCGAGATAGATATTTCCACGCTTCCATGTGTCTGCAACCA